GCGACAGGGTTCTTGTAAAGGACCAGACTAATCAGACGCAAAATGGTATTTACGTTGTTGCGTCTTTGGGTTGGACAAGGGCAACTGATGCAGACAACACCCCTTCTGGAGAACTTGCGGGTGGAGACTTTGTATTTGTCCTTAACGGAACAGTCAATGCTGGATTCGGTTTCGTGTGCTCTAACACATCCGCGATCACAATAGGCAGCACGAACATAACCTATGTTCCCTTCAATGCGGGGCACACGGTTGTTGCTGGAAACGGATTGCAGGAAGCAACCCCGGGAACTCTCTCTATCGACACTAGCATTACCCAGACTAGGGTTTCTGGCGTTACCGATACTGAAATTGGCTATCTTGACGGCGTTACATCGGCAATCCAAACTCAACTTGATGGAAAAACCTCAAACTCAAGTTACTCTGCAAAGGGTGTTATCCTTGTCGGCACTGGTTCTGGAACTTTTGTTGCGCAAAGCGTTGGCACAAACGGTCAGGTTCTTACCGCTAACTCTGCTCAGGCAGATGGTGTCGAGTGGACCACCCCTGCAACTGGCGGTGCAAGCACTTCTGGAACATTGGCACAGTTTGCGGCAACTACATCTGCGCAACTCGCTGGTGTAATCTCCGATGAAACAGGTTCTGGTGCATTGGTCTTTGGAACTTCTCCAACGCTCCTAACACCAATAATTTCAGGACCTACACTGATATTGTCAACAACTGCCGCCACTCAGGCTGGTCGCTTATCATACAACGGATCAACGCTAAGACTAGGTAATGGAACTAGCACTGTCACACTCAGCGACGATGCTGCGCTTGTTCTAGCGCAGTCTCAGGTAACTAACTTAGTGACAGATCTTGCTGGAAAAGCACCATCACTAGCGATACTAAATCAGCAGACCGCTTCTTACACATTGGTTCTTGCCGACAGAGATAAAATGGTAGAGATTTCATCGGGCAGCGCGATTACATTAACCGTGCCGGCCGACGCTACCGTAGCCTTCCCCACTGGAACAAGGATTGAAATTCTACAGACGGGAACAGGACAAATTACCGTTGCCGGCGCTGGTAGCGTAGCGGTTAACGGAACTCCGGGTCTCAGGCTGAGAGCGCAGTGGTCATCCGCCATGCTAATCAAGCGCGCCGCTAACACTTGGGTTCTTATTGGTGATTTGGTCTCATAGAAATGACTCGATCTAGGGCATCATCGTCTGGTGGAAGGCAGCCTTCTGCGCCCACCATGGGTTCTGTAAGCGCCGGAAACGGTCAAGTTACCGTAAACTTCACGCTATCTTCCTACCTTGGTAAGCCAGCGGGATCAACCTATAGGGTGACGGCATACAACACTAGCAATTCTCCAACTGGTCAAAACGCAACTGGATCTTCATCGCCAATTACCGTTACCGGACTATCTAATGGCGTTACTTACAGATTTACGACTAGACTGGAATCCATCGCTAATTCCCTAGAATCTTCTTTTTCTAGTGACGTTGCCCCAGTTGCACCACCACCCACCACCCCCCCCCCCCCCCCCCCCCCCCCCCCCCCGCCACCACCACCGCCACCACCACCGCCACCACCTGCTGGCTGCAACCCACCATGCCCACCCGGATTCTTCTGCTCTGGCACAATCTGCTTTGGCGAATAAGTAAAGGAACTTTAAACAAATGAAAAAGTTTGCATTTGCAGTAGGGTCTGAGCCTTATGAAGAGTTTGAAATATTTGAGATCACTACAATTCCTGATGCATTTCCTAAAATCCAAGAAACGTGGTCGCAGGGTCTTCTTCTAGGGACGCCGACACTTGTTAGGGTTTTAGGTGTTTCCGGCATCTCTAGCGGCGATCAGTATGTTGATGGGCAGTTCGTAAACAAGAGCGAAAGCAACTCTTTGGAACTTTCAGATGAAATTGTTGCTTTTGCTCTTGTTTCGAACTCCACGGTCTATGGAACCCTCTCAATGGGCGCAACCTCGTTTGCTGCAGAAAAATATATTGCTGCGGTTCAGGAAAAGGTTATAGTCCTAGATGTTACAGACAATCCAGATGCTGTTCTTGGGGCAATCTGGGATGGTAGTAAAATAATTACAAGTTAAGCAGAAAAGGGTTACGAATGTCTAAATGGGCTGAATGGAAAGAGAACCTAGGCGATTCTAGACCTTGGCATGCCCTAGACCCAAATAGGCACGTAGAGCGAGACTCTACTGCTCAGGACAGACTTGAACTGTGCAAGGGCTGCGATCAACTTAATAAAATCACAAATCAATGCAAGATGTGCCTTTGTTACATGCCCGTAAAGACAATGCTTGCCCAATCAGAGTGCCCTTTACATAAGTGGGGCAAAGAAAAGCCAAACCAGAATGAAGCGGAGCAATAATGGAAAAATATAGAGGAATGCTTGTAGAAAACTTTTTGAGCAGTGAAGAGAATAGCCTTATTCTAGACTTTGCCAAAACTACAGATTCTTGGGAAAGATCTGAACCCGATAGTTTTTGGGACAATAGGGTTGTTAATGCTCAAAACATTTATAGAAATCACAACAAAGAAGTCGGCCTTCTTATGCTTGAAATTAGGAATAGGGCGGCAGAAAAAATCAAAGAGCAATATGGCTTGCCAGAAGTCTATCCAGATGTGATGGTTCTCGCTAGATGGTTTCCGGGTCAGGAGCAACCGCCACACGCAGATGACATGAGAAACGTCGATGGTCACGAGGCTTTTCACCACAGAGAGTTTGGCAGCATTATTTATCTAAATGAAGACTATTCTGGTGGGCACACTTTCTACCCAGACCACTCGATAGAAGTTACCCCAAAATCTGGAATGCTTGCGGTTCACCCTGCAAGCACAGATCATTTTCACGGCGTTACTAAGGTTGAGGGCGGCATGCGATACACGATTGCATCCTTCTGGACAACTCAAAAACAATTCAACGATCAGTGGGAATTGTATTAAAAATAGATAGGCTATAATTTACTCATGCCAGTAATTCCAGACATCTACCCGCCAGACTATGCAACAGTAGTTGGGCAGATCCGTCTACTAATCCCAGATACCGAGCAACTTGGCGATCTGGCGGACTCTAGCGTCTCCGCTTCCTACATCTTTAGCGACCCACAGATTCAGGCGTTCGCAACCCTATACGCCAATAATGTCAAGCGCGCCGCGGCTCAGGCAAAACTCGTGCTCGCGACTTCTGAGGCGCTAATCAGCAAGGTCATCAAAACTGACGACTTGCAGACTGATGGCGCTAAGTTGGGCGCAGAACTTCGCGCTCAGGCAAAGCAGTTGCAGGAAGAAGCCGACAAAGACGCCATACAGGACTCATACGAGGCTTTCGATGTGGTTGATTACAATAATCAAGTAGTGATAGCGCAGCACCGTGGAATCACATACTACGGCCCCCAAGAAGTAACATACGACATCGATGGCGTTCCTTATTACGGTTATCGCGATGGGTATTAACAATAGGCCAACAGTAGACCCTCGGTGGTTTTTCCATCACCGAGCCGTTGCGCGCGCCTTTCAGTTGTGCACAATAACAATCTATAACGAAGTTATGTCCAGCAGGACCTATGACGCGGCAACCAACACTTGGAATACTCTAGAAACGGCTGTGTGGGCCGGTAAAGCCCGAATTCAGCCAAGCAGGACTCCTAATAGGGTTGACGGCGTTGGGAACCCTACGGCGGTCCGTCAGGTCGAAATGCAACTTGACTTTCAGGGCAACACTCTTACTGGGTCCGATGGGTCTATGACCGACATTCGCCCGGGCAACTACATCATCGTAACCGACAGTCCGGTAGACGAGCAGATCAAGAAGTTTGTTTACGTGGTTCGCTCGGTGGCTAACAGTTCAAATCCTTGGCAGAGAACAATCACCTGTGACATTGACATGGAGAGCGATCCGGATGCCTAAACTAGCAGACTTTAGCGGGGCAACCCAAATCTTCATCAATCAGGTCGTTGCAGCAGCCGGCTCTGCCGTCAAGGAAACTACGGAGTATGGCGCTGACTACATGCGCAAATTCATTGCCGAGGACAGCCCTACCGGCAGCACTTGGCACCAAAAAAAGAATACCGAGAACGGCTATCCGTCTGGTTCACGCATGGGTAACGCCAATCCGTCAGTTGGTCCTGTTCAGGAGAATCCGGGCAACATGTATCGATCTGTAAGCGCAATGGGTCCAGCAACAGCGCCCGACAAATCAAAGATTGTTGGGCTTTTTGGTTGGATTGATGCTGATAAGAATCCAGCAAACCAATACTTTGTAGATCAAGATACGGGTAACTATCACACAGGTAAGCACATGGGTATGGGTCTTTTGAACGGCAGGACTGGCGACAGCCGCGGTGTGCTGCAGAAGTTCGGCGCAATGGTTGCGGCCCAAGGCGCATTTGAAACAGCGATGAAGTCTGCTGGCTTCACTCGCTCAGGCGGAAGTGAGTTGTTTTGAGCCTAAACCTATTAGCGGTTCAAGATCAGATTACCGCAAAATTAAACGAGTTGCCGCAGGATGTCTATGAGACTACTGTTCCAGACAACGAGAAGATCAAGCACAGCAACAACCTGTTTTTACCATACATCGTAGTCTTTTATGGAGACATGAGCGAAAGCCCTAGGGGTCGTGGCATAACGTCTGTGCGCCAGAACATGGGTGTTAGTTATGCAATTGTGCGCTGCATCGCGCCAACGGATCGAGCCGCAAAGCAGGTCGCTGGCCTAGTGCGAGATAAACTTACTGGCTTCAAACCATCTGACGCCGGTGAATTGCGTCTATCTTCTGGGGGCACAAGTTACGCAGAATCAGACAATTCAACCGGATCAACCCGTTACATGACCGAGATACCGTTCACTTTCGTAGTGAATACTGTGGTATCATAGTTATGATTCGAGAGGAATCTTAGTATGCCATTGGTAAAAAATAAGCGCACAGGTGTAACTGCCTCTGTGCCCGCTCACTATGTTGGGCATCCAGTCTTGGGCAAGGATCTTGAGTTACTTACTGACGAGATCGTTGCCGAAAGCAAAAAAGAAACAAAACTCAAGAAGGAGCAACCTGCTCCAGTAGTTGAGGTAGAAATGCCTGAACTAGAAATCAGCATCGAAGAAAACAAGGAATAAAGTATGCCAACTAAACTACTTCGCCCTAATGTTGGTCTTTATGTTGCCGCTGCAGATGCGTTTGCTAACTGGGCCGCCCCAACGCTTACCGAAATTACAGCCGCGACTAAAGTATTCAACATCTCTCCAGCAGTAACCGACGACTACACCCTAAACCAGACTGACTCAAGCGCAGACAACTCTCTGGCCATTGTGGACAACGCTTTGGTTAACACCCCTACTTACTACAACTACGAGGCATCTCTAGACGGCTTCCGCGACGAGAACGCTTCGGCAACATCTGTTTACAACAAGTTCCGTGACTTGTTTGCGTCTGCAGATGTAAAGTATTACCTAATCAAGCGCATTGGTTATGCGCACGATGCACCGTTCGAGGCTGGTCAACTAATCAGCGTTTACGGCGTAAAGACCGACTATCCTGTGGACCTAGTTGGCGACGGCGAGATGCTTCGCATCGGCGCTCGCTTCCTAACCACCGGTGAAGTTGCAATCAACGTTGCAGTTGGCGCAGGAACCGCAGGTTCAGGTCCAGCACTTGCAGCAACCGTTGGAACTAAGTCAACCTCAAACGGCAAGATCCGCGTATGGTGGATTCCAGCAACCAACATCACTGGAACCGAAGACGCATGGATTGCAGCACCTGACATTAGCGACTTCACCGCTTCTGGCTCGATTGAACTAACCTCGGCTATTGCTTGGGATGGTTACAACCTAGGTGCAACCGACTCTAACAAGATCGATGACCGTGGAATCGTAGACACCGGACAGGTTCAGTCTCGTGGTTTCGCGCAGTTCGCTGGTTCGCTATCGTTCTTCCGTGGAATTACAAGCGAGACCACAGGCGCTTACTACGACGCATTCGAGACCTTCAAGGCTTCGACTGACGGCTCACGCCCGAACGGCTTCCTAGTAACCCGCATTGGTCTACCAACCACTACTGCACTAGCAGCAGGTCAAAAGGTTAACGCACTCAAGTTCATCGCTGACGCGACTATGGACAACACTGAGGGCGAGGACAGCGTTAAGTTCATGGTTAACTTTGCCGCACAAGGTAAGTTGTCTGTGAACGCTACGACTGTAGCCTAACAAACTGGTCGGGGGTGGATTTGCGCCCATTCGCCACCCCCGACCTTCACCTTTTTAATGGGCAACATGAACAGGCGAAAAATGAGCGAACAAGAACTAAATGGAGAAGAAGTCCTTAAACTGGTCGAAAAGGCTCAGGCAAAAGGCACATTCAACATCGTAGACTTTGCAAAGGGTCGCGGCTATCCGCAAGACTCTGTAACTGCATACCTAGACCTAGAGTCTGCATACGAGTTGAACAAAATCAATCAACAGATCAACGACGCCAAGTTTGGCGCAGATGATGAAGTTGAGGCGCTTCAGGTAAAGGCCAAGGAACTTTCTGAAAAGATTCTTGGGTCAAAGATTGTATTCAACATGCGTGGCGTAAATCAAGCCACAATCGAGAGCATCACCGACAAGTGCAACAAAGACTTTCCGCCAAAGGTAAATGCGTTTGGTCAAGAAGAAGCAGATCGCGAATGGGTCAAGGCTTGGACTTGTGGCTTGGTAGCCGCTAATCTAATCAGCATCGAAAACGCTGAGGGTGAAGTAGACGAGCGAGTCTTTACCGCCGATGATGTTGACGAGTTCCGTCAGCACCTTCCTAAAGAGATTTGGGATCTAATTGAAGAAAAGATGCAGCAACTAACCCTTGCCGGCGCTTACTTCAAGGGGCTGACTGATGCAGGTTTTTTACCGAAGTCCTAACTTGGGAAGGTAATCGCGGCTACATTACCAAGATAAAGGCAGCCCTCAACGCCGGTATCCGCCCAGTCGCGATGTTATTCCGAGAACAACCCTCGGATCCTTGGGTGGAATTGGATTTCTTGCTAGTCGAGGCGATGCAGATTCTTGAAGAAGAAACCTGCCCGGAATGTGGTAGCCCTATTTGGGTGTGCCGAAATGAGTTTGCTGGCAATGTTGGCTTCAAGGTCAGGACAAGCGTTTGCTATGCTCGTGCCGAACTAGAGCGTTGGCAGGAAAAAGAAGAAAAGAAGAAGTCAAGCCAGAAGTCCTATGGCATTTCTCCTTACACGGTTCCATACACTTACGACGGCTTGGACATGCCTTCTAGGTCGCAGTTTTACAGAGACATGGCGCAAAAACATAAGGTAGAATAGTAACAGTATTCCCATGACTTTAGGCGGTGTTTTGTGTCATTAAATTTTGATGCACAAATAAATCTCGATGTAGCCCCATTTTTGGCAAGCATTGATCGCGCCCGTGGTGCCGTAAAGCAACTAAACGATGACATAAACGCCCTAAACAGCAAGAAACTAACACCAGCAACTGGTGGCGGCTCTGGCGCGGGGGTAAGGCCGGATTCGAGCGTTCCGGGCCGTAGGCGAGAAGCAGACGCCATAATGGCTCAGGCAGATGCCAGAGATCATAACGTTCGCTCATTGGCTCGAGAGCGTTACGCGCTTTATGACGTAGCAGCAGCCTACGCAGCCGCATCCGCAATTGCCCTAGGAGCCGTCAGGGGACTCTCTCAGGCCGCTATAACATACGAGCGAGCCTTTGCTGACGTAAACAGAACAACAGACTTTGTGAGCATTAAAGACCGTTTTGACACGGTTACTGAAGCGGCTAGGGTAATGAAATACAGTCTTACTCAGGTTGCCGCGGAAATTCCAGTTGCTTTCGGCAAGATTACTGAGATCGCAACCATTGGAAACCAGTTGGGTCTGGCTCAGGGGCAATTGGAGTCATTCTCGAAGACTGTTGCACAGTTCTCGAGTCTAACCGGAATGACAACCACGGCAACGGCTATGTCGTTCGGTCGTATTGGTGAACTTCTAAACGAGACCGACTACAACAAACTTGGCTCGTCTATTGCTTATGCCGGTGTTCAGGCAGTTGCTACTGAAGAGCAGATCGCGTCTGTAACAAAAGAAATCGCCACAACTGCAAAGATGGCTAAGTTCACAACACCAGAAGTTGTAGGTCTTGCCACCGCGCTATCATCTGTTGGTATCGCGCCTGAAGCCGCTCGAGGCTCAATCATTCGAACCTTTGCTGGTATCAACCAAGCAATTTCCGAAGGCGGAGACAAACTAATGGCATACGCAAACATTGCGGGCATGCCGTCAGATGTGTTTGCACAGTCATGGCAAACAAATGGTCAGGGGGCTTTTGACGCATTCCTAGGCGGCCTGCAGTCGATGTCCGATAATGGACAGAACCTCGACACTGTGCTCCGAGGACTCGGCATGGTAAACGTTCGAGACATCCAGACGATCCAGAAACTCGGTGACAACTACGATGTCTATGCCGAGGCAATAGGCACTGCCAACAAGGGCTATGCCGAAGGCACATTCTTGAGCGAGGCTTATGGCAAGATTCAGGATACGGTTGCGGCAAAACTTGAACTCCTAAACAACAACTGGATGAATCTTCAGGCCACTCTCGGTGAGGGCGTTACTGGAGATCTTTTCAAAGGCTTCCTAGACGCGCTAACCACACTTCTACAGCAACTCAATGATGCTGCGCGCAATCCGTTCGTGCGCGATTTTGTAATGCCGGTGATCTTGGCGCTGACAACCCTTGTTGGTGTGTTTGCAGCCATCAACGGTGTTGCTGCTCTTGCTCGCGCATCAATGCTTGCCTATGGAACCGCAATGGGCATCACGAAATTAAATGCAGATGGCCTAACAGTATCACTTCAAAAAGGCGCACTTGCTACTACGTTCTTCAACACTGCCCTAAAGTCAACTGGCTGGCTACTAGCAATTGGTGCAATTATTCAGGGTTTGTCGCTACTGTCTGCTGCGCTCGCTCCAATTGAGCAGCGAGCAGAATCAATGCTTGGCGGATTCGCCGGACTGCAAGACGCTTTTACTGCAGACACTGCCGCACTTAAGGAAAACGCTCAGGCTGCTGGTCAAACAGTTGACGAGTATGCAAGAGCAAACGACATAATGCTTATAACTACTGACGCAGTTGCAGGTAACACAGAAGAAGTTCAAAAAGCCGCAATAGCGCAGAGCAATTTGGCATTTATAATTGGCGAGCAGCCAGCAGCGTTTGTTGACTCGGCAAACGGAATTGCAACTCAAACAATTGCTATTGGCGAAAACACTATGGCCTGGCTAAAGAACTCAATCGCACAGAGTGGTGTTTTCCAAGGTTTATCCAAAAACGAGGCAGCGATGGCTGCTTTAGTAAAGGGTGGATATAACATCAACGACGCCCTGAAGGCAGCGGCCTCTGGTGGCCTAAAAGAATACACTGAAAAATTTACTGAATTAGTTCAACTGGATACATCTGGCGGCAACTGGAGAAGCCTGCCAATTATAGGTATCGGCGAGCAGGCCAAGATCGGTAACGCAAGGCAAGACATTTCAAAGTTAATGGATGCTATCGGCGGTGCATATACTCAGATGGTTTTGCTCGGCTTGGGTTCGGAACAGGCTAGCAAAAAAGTTGCAAACGCCTTCAAGATTCCAGAAAGCCTTGTAAGAAAAGTTGCAGATCAAGCAAAGAAATCTGTAAAAACAGTAGTAGATTACGCAAACGCCTTGGGCGGAATTTTCAAGCGAATCGATGACATTCAGTTCTCTAGGCAAACAGGCTTGGATAACATTGCTGCTGGCTGGAAGAAGATAGCAGATGATGCCAAGTCGGCACAAGAAGCGATTGACTCTGCTAACCAGAGCATCAGGGAACTCACTGCCGACAGGGGTATTCTCCAATACCAACTAGACGTTGCTGTGCGCTATGGGGACACCAAGCGAGCAGAGGCAATTCGTGCGAAACTGCAGAAGAACACAACCGATCTAACAAAAGCCAATGAGGACTTGAAGGAAGCGCAGGATTCTTCAAACAAGTCGCTGACTGCACAGACAACCGCAGGTGCTGCGAATCGCGCTGCGCTTATTGGTATGCTTGGCGACTATCAGGAATACATCAAATCCCTAGCCGCCACTGGCATGAAGGGTAAGGAACTCGAAGATGCAATTGCCGCCCTGAAGTCGGAGTTCCAAACTCAAGGCGAGGCGCTTGGCTTTAGCACAGGTGAGTTGACTACATACCTCGGCATGTTCGACAGTTACATCAAGACTGTGCGGGAAACTCCGCGAAACGTAACTGTAGAGTTTGATGCTACAAAGACGCCTGAGTTTAATGCTCTGCAGGAATACCTTGCAAAAGAACAGAACTTGAACGTGAAGGTTAATTATCAGGGTGGTGCACCTTCTATTGGTGGCGGCATCCCTGCGATGCAGGCTAACCCAATCGACAGCACTGGCGAGGCTGCTGACGCAATAAAGTCAAGGCTCACAACGCTGAATGCAGATATGGCTAAAGCACAAACCATCCGCGCTCGCGAAAACATCAGTTCTCAAATAACGGCTCTGACTACAATGCTTCGCCAATTGCTTGCTGCTGAAAGCGCAATGGTAGGTGCTCAGAACCTGTCTTACTCCGCCGCGGTTGGTTTTAGCAACCAAAGGGCTGCAATCATCAAGGCCGTTGCTTCTGGTAACTTCACTGGCAAGTATGCAACTGGCGGTTTAATCAGAGGCGCAGGATCTGGCGTAAGCGACAGTGTTCCAATCTTGGCGTCTAATGGTGAATTTGTCGTAAGCGCCGCAGCCGTAAATGCCTATGGCGTTGATTTCATGAACTCACTAAACCAAATGAAACTTGGTAGAATGTCATTTAGCGCAACAGCATCAACCGCAACTTCTGGGGAGCAGATGGTTTATCTATCACCAGAAGATCGCCAACTGCTTCGCGCTGCGATTGATAGACCTGTAAACCTATACGCAGACAGCACACAGATTGCGACTACCGCAAATAATGGCAATGTGCTTCTGGCTCAGAGAGGCTTGAACTAATGGCTGGACAAGTTTACTTCGGTAACAAGAACAAGCAAATGTGGATCAAAGCGCCGAATTCAGGCATGAAGGCATCCGCAACTGGCTACGTTTCAGAAAACCAGTTTCTGAATGGCGGTGGCTCGGTCACTCGTTCACGCGCTTCTCACCGCAAATTCAGTTCCACTTGGACTGGATCAATGAACACTACTGAAACAGCAGAAAACCTAAACGTAATCAAGGACTTTGCCGACGGGCTTTACGGCGATGGTCCGTTCTATTGGATAGACCCATTTGCCGCGGGAAAAAACATCTTGCCACCGCACTGGGCAGCGCCAATGCTTGCGGAAAAGGACTGGACAGATTTGTCTGCTGGAACCATCACACCAACCTTTGTTGCTGCAAGTGTTGCCAATAACTATCCAATGAAATACGCGCAATACGTAACAACTAATAACTATCAATCAGAACTTAAACTAACTTTAATAATCCCACAAGACTATTCACTAAGTTTTGGCTGGCATGGCCCAAGCGGATCTTCATCTACGGGTATTCGAGTAGTTCCCTACCTACGCTCTACTGGTCTTGCGGACACTGCGCTAAACCCTACCCGAATTGACGCAGGCTCTAACACTCGCACAAACATAAAGATTAAGGGCGACACTTATAGTTATGTTGAAATTTTTCTGGCAACAACTACTGCTGCTACTGTAAAAATCACCGCCATGATTGCGCACGTGTTGCCAGAAAACCTTTCTGTATCTATAGGCTCATTCGTTTCTGGTCGCGGAACATCTGGCTTGGAATTTGCATCTTTCCCACAGATCGACTACTACTCGTCTGCCATCAACAACGGCTGGATTGGCATGGCCGTAGATTGGCTAGAAGTTGAATGACCGTAACCCTTAAAAACCTCGACGGCAGTGGTTCACTAAAGCACAATAGCGTCTCTGCCTATTCATACTCCGAAGAAGTCACGTCACTCGAGCCATCGAGCATTAACGGTGGAACAAGCCAAGTGACCGTTACCGGTATTGCCGTAGCAGAAGATACGGTAGGGAACACGCACCCAAACAGCGCGCTACTTGTTAACAATACAATGGAGTTGATTGACTCCAATTACGGCTCGATTGACTTTTTTGCAAAGAAGGTTTCAATCGGCAACGGGCTTGCTTCCGTAACCGGAGACACAATTATGTCTCGACTAAATGTTTACAAAACCGCAGAACCCCACGGCGGTGGTGGCGCTAGCCTACTAAGCGCGATTCAATACTATTGCTCACTAGTCGAGGTAGTGCCGGTGATCGATGAAGATTTTGCAGATGAATTAGACGCAATTGACGTTAATTACTTGGGCTGGTTCGGAAACGTCTGGGAGCACCTGAAGATGCTTTGTGCCGCAGTCAGCGCAAGCGAAACAGACAATGTTGGCATTGAGATGTATTTAAATGGCAGTGATTTAGTGTTTCGCAAAGCCAAGACCGTTAGTGTGCGCTTTTCTAAGATCTCAACCGAAAACTACTCAGTTGATTCCTTCAATAGCGCCAAGTCTGTCGAGGTTGCAAAGTATGCAACTACCTACGGCGTAAATCAAGTCGTCAGGGAGCAGCAACGTCAAGGCGACGGGCTTTTTACAGTCAATGAGAATGTTTCTATTTCTGATCCTTTACAAGTCGAAGCCGGGTCGATTGTGACTAAGCGTTTTCTAATAAACGCATCTTTGTCTGAAGTTGAACAGCCCCAATGTGTCGAGCAAATCTTTCCGCTGCCTTACGCTGGTAGCACAGGTCAGTATGTGATTGTCGGTAACGATGATCTGCCTATTGTTCCGGCGCAGTGGGTTGGTCAAGGTGGAAGCGTGACAGTATCACTAACTGAAAACCCATACGAGATTGAAATCACCGTAGTTGCGCCACCGGCAGCGGGGCTTCCTACCGTAGATAACCCATCGCAGTTGACTTATGCGCCATACAAAATCGGTGTCGAGTCATCGGGCGAGGCGGACTATCCTGCGCTATACATAGTTGGAACCGGTGTATTTTTTGAAAAGAGCGCGAAGACTTATTTGACTGGCGCAGACGATGAATATACATCAAAAGACGCTAGCGAGACTGTTGATAACATCTTTATAACTACGGACTTTAACCAGAGCACACGCGGGATCGCGGCGGCTCAGGCTGTTTGCGGTCCAAATATTTCCCTAACGCAAACCGTATCAGACTCAGTTATATTTGGAACCGCAAACGGAAGCGTTCAGTCAACAAAGAGCAACAAATTCAGAACTGTTAGCGCATCATACAATCCAAGCAGCGTGTCGATTACCGCAAAACCGTGTGCAACCTTTGCAGACTTCGAAGCCAAGTGGGAAACCGGAGACTTTTCTGACTTCAATGACATTGCCTTGGACCCAATCGCAAATCCACTAAGCGCGCTAAAATTTAATGAATTTTCTGTAATACCACTAATGGGAGCATAATGACAAATTTATTTCCAAATAGCAACCTATCTACTGCTTCTCAGCCTTGGGGTCGAGAAGTTGAAAAACGTCTAGTCAACCTTGATTTAACCGTAAAGTCAAATGAGATCAACAACTCCGCTCGCGACTTACAGTTAGCAAACTCGCTAACAAGAGTCAATGCGGCATTGATAAACGCCCAGTCAGCGGCAAACGCAGCCCAATCTGCTGCAGATCTGGCTCAAGACGCAATCGATAACATAACCTCGGTCGAAGAGGCAGTCTACTATCCGGGCACAACCGAGATCGATGGCGGTAACATTCGTGCCAATACAATTGCGGCTAACAAGATTAGCGCCGGCGAGTTGGTTGGTTTTGACATAAAAACCGCAACAACTGGTCAGCGAGTGCAGATGGCTAGTAACAGAATTGATTTTTACGACTCAGCAAATAATTACGCTGGCGGCATGTTTGGAACGACTTCCGGCCTAGGTGCCGCAATTGAAATTTCAGGTAACATAGGTGTTTCTGGAACTTCTGGTTTCAATGGCGCGGTAACAATGCTAAGTGGCCTTGCGGTGACTGGGGCAATTAGCGCAACCACAAGCGTCACCGCGGCATCGTTTAGCACCACAGGCGCAGTAAGCGCAGGCAGCGTAAGCACGAGTGGTGCCATAAATGCCGTTGGTAGCATTAATACTGATGGTGGACTTACCAGAACCGTTTACGCAGGTGGTGGAACGACAGGCGCGTCGATCAACAACAACGGCACAATTATTAGGACCACATCATCATCTCGCTATAAGCAGGACATTTCTGCTCTTGAGTTTAATTATGAAGATATACTTGCTCTTGAGCCAAAAAAGTTTAGGCTAAAAGAAGAGGCTGCGGATAATAACGAGGCGCGTTACTATGCCGGTTTTATTGCTGAAGAAATTGCGCAAACACCGCTTAATATTTTTGTTGGATACCAGCAAACTGAAGACGGCGGCACTAGACCGGATAGCGTTTACTACCCAGAACTAACCACCGCGCTTTTATCCGCAATCAAGCACCAAGATGGAATAATCAAAAGCCTAATGGGCAGAATCGAAGTATTGGAGAATAGATAATGGACATTGATCTACAAACAGTTCTAAAGAACATGCGCGAACAAATTGGTCTTCAGGCACAGGAGATCGCTGTGCTCAAAGCGACCATCGAAGCCCTGCAGCAAGACGATAAGGTAGAATAGAAGAATGGCAAATACAACTAAGGGAATCACTTACCCAACTTCCGGCGACAGCATTGCGCCGCTTGAAACCCACTTTGCCAACCTAGCGAGCACCGCGGATAACGCTGGTTCCGTTACTGGCTCTGCGACCTTTACTGGCCCAACCGCCGCAGGAACACCCGCCACTGTAACAGTTACCTTTCCAGTAACCTTCGCAGCCGCGCCCAAGGTCTTGCTCACGGTGTCTGGCTCTGCGGCTGCAAACCCATACATCGCGACGGTTTATTCAAACCCAACCACCACCGGCTTCGTTGCTAAAGTTCACTGCTTGTCAACCATTAGCGCGGAAAGCCTAAAACTGACTTGGCTCGCAAGCACCTACGCATAAGGATAAATCATGGCTAAACCACAGATGCCGATTGACGGCAAACTAGGTAAACACTACAAGATCACTTCGCCATACGGCTGGAGAGTTCACCCGGTCGAAAAGACTAAGAAGCACCACAATGGCGTTGACCTGTGGGGAGCAGCCGAGACGATCTACATTGAGAGCGCCTATGACGGCAAGGTTGTTTACGCAGGTCCATCAAAGACTAAAAAGGCAAACGGCGAGCCGGGCGGCTTTGGCTACTATGTGATGGTGCAGAGCCGCGAGAACGGCATGTGGATTGTGAATAACTATGCGCACCTAGTCAAAGGCTCAATCAAGGTAAAGGTTGGTCAGAAGATCGAAGCCGGAACCGTTCTCGGAGTTATGGGCACAACTGGTATGTCAACCGGAAAGCACTTGCACTGGGAAACATGCATTGGGAAGACCTACAAATGGACTGGAAACGGCAAGGGTTACATGGACCCAATCAAGTTCCTAAAGGCCGTTACAGCGCGTCGTGAGGCCGTTGAAGAGGGTTTGGTGGAGACTCCAGACACCGGCGTAGTCCAGCCAGCACCTGTGCACGAATAAGGTATACTGAATAAAATAACGTAACGGGCGAGAACGGAAATAATGCGCACTCGCATTCTTGAAACACTTACTGTAATCGGCGCTATTGTATGGCGTGGGTTTGGCATTTTCCTATTTATCGTAGGCGGCGCTGCAGGATCTGGCGCAATTATTACTGGCGACCCGCTAATCGGAATCTTGATCGCATGGGCAACTTTGATGCTCGGTGTAATCGGTGCGGTAGGCTACGCCATTGCCACGACGGGCAAGGCAGATGAAAGCATCGTCGCAAAGGCGGCACAGGATGCTGTCCAGAAGCATGCGGAAGAAAAGGGTATCCAGACCCCTAAGACAGAAGAAACCCCACTATAATGTCGGAATCGCCTGAACTTTATGTAACCCTTGGAAGAATTGAGGAGAGCGTTCGCAACATGCGTGAATCGCAAGACCGTATGGAAAAGAAATTTGACGCTCAAGATCTTCGTATCAACGAGATCGAACTCGATGTCAAGGAACTAAAGACTCAGCGCGATGACAAGAGCAATAAAGTTGCTATTGGTATTGCCGTTCTAGCAGTTCTAGTATCGGCGGTAAGTCTCCTACTACCGTAGGCGGAATCCCGACAAGGCAAAACCCCCGATTTCTGAGGTGAGTCGGGGGTTTTGATTATTTGTCTAGGTTAATTCGATTGACCCAAGCCTGACCGGCAGTGCCGCCCCAAGCATCCCAAGCCACACGACCCGGTGATGGGTAGCCTTCTTCGCCAGAGTTGAATCCGGTAGCCTTCTTATCAACGGTGTGACGGGCGAAGTAAGACTTCATGCGGGCAACTGTGTCGCGACTAACTGATCCGCCCGCTGCAAGTTGTGACGCCCTGCGCCTGCCAACAGAAGTAAACCCACTGCCAGCCTTGCCATCTGCAATCCAGCCTAACGCTCTTTTCGCGGCGCTTTGAACACCTGCAGGGACCTTGTAGCCACCCTTGGCTTCGGTGAAGATGTCGGCTTCTTCCATTTGTTCCGGCTCTTGTCCAGCATTTACCAAGCCGGGCGGAATTGCGGCAAATCTGCATGCGCCGTTTTCTTCGATTTCTTGCTCGATTGCGCTGCACTGAATGTTCGCACCCTCACCCATGTGGAATACGCAGTTGCCACACTTAACACCAATGCTTAGATTCGGGTTGTTTTCTGCGTTGTCGTATCCGGCATTCACTGAACTGCCTTCGGACTGAAACTTACCAAACTTTTGCACAACATCGAGCATTACATCGATTAGTGCGCGCTCGTCGCCATAAGTTTGTTCGTAAAGACTCTTATCAAACTCTTTAACCCTGATTGGAATGCTCTCTCTCTTTACACCCCAAGTGCCACCCGGCTCTTCGTCAGTGTTTATTGAGATCGCGACCATGTGCTGAATCGCATCGCGTTTACTTTTGTGGCAAGTAATTACTTTACCCGAAGCGTCGGTAGTAGACCAACCAGCGCAGCCGGGAGCGCCTTTACGAATGTAATACGGCATTATTTATCCTTCTTGTCCGTAGCGTAAAAGCCAGATCCCTTGAAGGTGATGCCTAGTGAGCCAATACGCTGTATCAATTGTAGCGCACACTCTGGGCACTTCTCGGTCTGTTGCTCCGAGAAAATCGACCTGATCTCGACGTGCTCGTGCCCGTTCTTGCAGTAATACTCGTATGTCGGCATTTATACTCCTCAAATTAACGATGTGCCACCACAGTGAAATGGTTCTTATGAGTCATACCGATGACACATCTCGCTGCCCCATCTGGACTCGAACCAGAAACCTCGGAATTAACAGTTCCTTGCGCTGCCAATTGCGCCATAGGGCATCAGTGGATCTGTGGGGAGTCGCACCCCAGTCCAGAGAACTTCCGTATACGGCCTTAATGCTCTGTCGAAACTATCCCAGACCCTCATCAATTATTCTACAATACTCATCGAGAGTGTCCGAATAACGCTGGCAGGTCGCACATGGCTCCGTGGCCTGACAGGGAATGTCACAGTGCTTACAGAAAAAGTGCCTATTAGGAAGGCCAAAGACACTTGATCCGCAGTAGCACACCAAGTAGACATCCACATACTCCCCGTCATAAGGGTCGAAGATAACTTCTTTTAGCGGAGAATCTGCTTGTCTTGGAAACGCTCCTGCGTAGTCACTACCCAACTGTTCATTCCGTGTTTTGCGTAATGACCTGTTGCTTCTTTGTAGTAGTGACTTCCACCATCCATTGTTGGATTTTGAACCCATAGCATTGACCCCCAATCCTCTAGGGCATCGTGGTGATAATGGTGAGTAACAAGCACATCCACAAGACCAACCGGGTGGCGATTAGCAGCCATCGTCTTGATCCAGTTGAATACTTTATTCCTGATACCAGAACCACCAGACTTGCCATAAACATCACCGTGAGTAACGCCATACTTCCACCCTAGAATCTCAGTTACCATTGACACTTCATCTTGAGCGATCTCAAACTTAACGTGAGCCATGTTCGGATCGTTCTTGATGCCAACTTCTGCCATCTCGAATACCAGCACGTCGTCATTGTCGCCAATCGCGGTGCGGTTGCCGTTGATGCGGTGCTCTCCGTGATTTCCCGGAACTGCAACTACGCGCACACTCTCAAAGTATGGCGCAAGCGTGTATAGCCCCTTCAGGATGCTAGCGACGGCGAGTTTTATTTGATCGCGCCTGTGCCCATCGATGTGAAATGATTGCTGTGGGTAGATTACGCATCCTTCTACGATATCTCCGCCGCCAATAATCACTAATTCGTCTAGTTTCCGCCCGATGCTTCGCAGTTCTACGAGACGCACCAATGCGGATTCCAAAGCGGAATCTAGTCGCTCTACGAAGCCGGCGCTTCCGCCACCTTCTGATTTGGCTACTTGCCAATCTGCCCAGTCCAAAACCCATGTTGAACTTTCTCCATTTACCTTACTTATGCCCTTTGGTTTTGATTTGATACCAAGTTCTTTGATAAGGGCAATCGGATCAAGTTCTTGGGCTTTTGGTGCAAGGTCTGTGTGCTTTGTTACCGCAAATGCGTAACTGTGCTTCCACATCATTTTCTCTAGTTTTGTTGACCAATACTGACTGTGGCGTTCGCGCAGCAAACCAGTGATCTCAACTTCT